CAAGCAAACGTCGTCCAATCTGGGCGACACCTTGTTCAATTGTAGCCAACTTGTCTGCTGTCCTCGCATTGGCAGCATCCTGCATCAATCCGACTTCAGTAGCGGTGCGTCGGATTTCCGACACGCCGCCACGCATATACTCAGCAACACCAGAAATGTTGTTGATATCCTGTTCAATCAGTGACGACTGATTGTAGAACTCGGGCGGGTTGATAAGCGCAGGGAATGGAGAAACAACATCACTCAATGGCACATCCCCGATAACAGGGACCATCACGTTGTCCTCATCGGACTCCATTGCTGCACGACCATTGGCATCGATCGCAGTTTCACGGAACAAATACTTACGTGCATACCGCTTACGATGGTTCATCATCTGAGTACGGGTAGCATTCAATTCACGTTGCAAAGGTTCGATTGCTTCTAGATCCCCGATCGGATAGAACTGATCGGGGACATCATAGTTTCGAAGCATCACAAACGGATGACCGAAAGCATATGGCATTTGCTGGGGTTTGATAAGAAACTGGTCGCCCGACTCAGCGAATACGCTTACAGTGTTATTGCGGAGATCGTAGAACTCGAAGATGTCGGCATAGCCTTCATCTTTGTCGTTGATCTTTCGGTGTGCAGGTTCATCCGTGCTATAGCGTGAGAACGACACAGCCGAAACTTCCTCACGAGCATTACGATTATAGCGTCGATCAGTGCGTACGTCACGGATAGGGCGACGGACACGGTGCGCAATCCACTTGATATCATCCATCGTCGTTCCATCAGGATCGACGAAAACATCGAACGGAGATACACGCTCAACAAACGGAGCATCTTCCAGAATGTTATTCGTTGTCTGAGTGTAGTTTTCGGAAATATTCGGATCGCTAACATCCTCATCAGTTCCAATGCGTTCCTCTTCAACATACTTGTATCCGACCTTCATCCAAGCGTGACCAATAATCAGAAGGTCCTTGACTCCACGACGGAACTGCCCCTTGATGTCACGATGCCGCCACCAATAGTTCACGACCGCTTCAGCGATAATAGCATTCGGAGCATTCTCTGGCTCAACAGCACTAACGGTAATCTTCGGATAGTTCACCGAAATACTAGGTGCGATGACGTTGATCGTCGAAAACGCCATATTGATAAGCACACGATCTTCATCAGTGAAATACTCGTAATGTCGTCCACGATAAAGATCAACTAGACGCTTCCACGTTTCGTCATAAGATTCTTCTTTCCGCCATTTCTTAGAAGCGGAAACCTTCTTGCGATATCGAGCAAGAATATCACTATTGGAAGGACGTGCCATCAGACGCTATTCCAAGCCTGAGCCGAACGTGCGACCCAATTCCACACCGCAATAATACCTGCGATACCAGCAGCCTTCAGAAAAGACACATCAAGAACAGCAGCACTAATGGGGGCTGCGGTAGCACCCGCCACAAAAGTTGCAACTGCCCGCTTGAACGCTTCCTTATAAGTCATTTTATACCATCCTTATTTATATGCCAATCAATATGACCGTCAAGACGGTCATCTAACTTATCTACCTTGACTTCAATGCGTTCCAAAACACGCATATTCGCACCGTGCTGCTCAGTGTTCCGCTTATCGAACCTTTTCATCAGAACCACTAGGGGACCTGTGATTACGGCTACGACAATAGGAATCCACCACATAGCAAATCACACCCACCGCTGCCCGACAGGTTCAGCCTTGATCCCTGCTGACTCTGCTTGGCGAACCTGCTGGTCCTGACGTTCTTTGATAGTCGGACCGTGAAAGTCCTCCTTGCCGTGTCGAAATCCGAGACGAATCCCTTTGATATGGCAACCAAAACAAATCTTGCCACGACGAGGAATCATATCGACAACCTCGGCTTTTCCGCATTCTTCGCACAAAAACATTCCCATACTAGTAGATTACCGTTCGTTACCTTGTGATACCCGCACCGTGACGCACATTATACGCCCCCATCGGCTGAGAAACAGGGGTTTCTGGTTTCTGTAGAAACTGCTCCCACCACGCCAAAGAGTTCCGAGGAATGTTCTCACCAACATAATATTCAGGCAACCAAACAAACTTTAGCATCTGGTTGGCAATAGCCAAAGAAATAACACGGTCGTCGTGAGGCGACCCAGACATACGTCCATTCTCCTTGCGAACAAAAGTTCGCAACTCGCCGATCGTATGCTCGCAACAAATATCCAACTCTTCGTTGCGGATCGCAGCAGCCAATTCGTCGATCATCAGCGGCTTAGAAGAACTAGAGGTACGCCAACCCAAAATCTCCGTAGGGGCAGGACGAGCGTGAGCCAACCTGCGTTGACGGTAAATATTCCTATAGCCATATCTTTGGATTGACTTTAGGGTTGTTAGACCGTGGTTGTTGTTTTCCACACCCAGTAGAGCAGAATTATAAAACCAGCCGATCTCACTGAGCATCTCGCCAAACAAATCTGGATCGATACGTCCGTGCCACGTGGCAGCAACCAGCCCAGTATTCGCATTGATAATATGCGCAGAACTATAGTCACCGTAACTTAGACCTTCGGCAACGTCAGCACCAATCACATATGTGTTACTTGGTTGCGGAAACTCCCACACCCTAAAGGGTGCGTCCTCGCCAGCAATAAACTGTCCGTCCACAAGATGACCGATACTGGGGATATCGGGAATCAAAGCACCAATAACTTCCAAATCAAATACAGGATTACCCGACTTGATAAACGCTTCTTCTGGATGTCGAGGATACTCTTGATGTAACTGCCATTCAGGCAAAGATTTCTTCTTTACCTCATACCAAGAATCATCACGATCACCAGCATCCCAAGACCAAAAGATACCAGTAAATAGGTTGGTTCCAGTTTGGGAACCAACCCACAACTGATGAAAAAAGTTTCCTGAGCCGTTAGCCGTGGACAGACAGATCACACGTCCACCCACATCCGCAACAGGTTCAATAGAAGCCCACGCCTCATCAGCATTAGGCAAGAACGCCATCTCATCCACAATCACAAGATACACCGACTCGCCACGAGCAGGATCATTTGATGAGGGCAAAGACTCAATAGCAGACTCGTTATCAAACACCATCTTCAACTGGTGATCTGTCAATAATCTAGGACCACGAACACGCATCCACTCAGGCAACCAACGATACCCATACTTAGACTTCTGAAGCAACTTCATAGCCTCACGCTCAGTTCGACTAAGCATAACAACAAATCTATCGGACTGGAAGAATACTAACCAAAACGAATATGCTGCAGCCAAAGTAGAGAAACCAATCTGACGTGCTTTTAGGACAACACTATAGCGGTTGTCCATCCACGATCTGATGGTTTCAATCTGTGCTTCACGCATCTCGAACGGGATACGTCCACGCTCAGGATGTTTGATAAACCAATAGTTTCTACAGAAATGATCGAACGCATCGACAAGATCATCTGTTGAAGCGTTCTCAGGTCCACGGCACAAACGCCATTCACGCTCTTGAACAAGATCAGTTAGTTCCATTACCTGCGCCTAATATAATACGGATTCTTTCTAGCACGAATAGGAGGCATCATCAACTTCGAGTTCAAAGTTTTACCAGCATTACGCCACAAAGCAACACCCAGAGAACCAGCACCGTCCGCAACAGTATCCCGTTTAGAAGTAAGAACCCTAGAAGAAACACTAGAACCAACACCAGCGGCAACAGTAGAACGATAAAATAGTCTAATAGTAGTGACATTCGTATGTCCTCCTACGCCCACGCCACTAGCACTAGCAATACTAGTTCTAAGAACACTAGCGGATGAAGCACCTGAAGCAGAGCCAGATACGACACGAATAACACTCCGAACACTGCTAGCGGTCTGGGAACCAAAACCATTACCTTCCTGATAATCACGGACAACCGTGCGAACAGTTACAGCAGAACTAGAACCCGATCCACCACCAGTTCCGTCACGTCGTACCGCTGGGGTGACACTAGCGTTCGAGCCAGATGTTCCATCACCGACACCAGAAGCAGTACGAATAACAATATGAAGCGTAGCCGAATCACTAGTTCCACTACCAACACCAGTAGCGGTAGTTGAAATAGACTTTATTGCGGTAGACGTACTGGAGCCAGTACCAGCACTAGAGGAACCGTCACGCAAAACTGTGCGTAAACCGTCGGCGGTTTCCGTACCAGAACCAGCATTCGATCCACTAGCAGTTAGAGTAGTCCTACCACTATAGTCGTAACCTGCGTTACTATAGACTAGACCTAGTTCATTATAGGTTCTAGGCATACTAGTATTCCTTAGTGTCGGATGATATAGTTCAGAACAATGCTAGGCTGGATGTTGTTGTGTGCCGATCCAGAACCAGCATCAGCAGCAGTAGCAGTATGCGTATGATCCGTCACCTTAGCCAAAGCCATACCAAACGTATTACTAGTACCATCGATAATACCATCATTGTTTGCGTCACGACCGCTAATGTATCCGCTAGTGTATCCACCAGGATCGTAAACAAAATCAGTTGTATTAGCGTTGATTGTAATTGCGTGAGAGTGAACAGGAATCTCAGACACCGTAAGAGTATGCGTCTTAGAGCCACGTGTCTCACCGATAACATCGAAATCGGTATCGGTTGTATCTCGACCAACAACAACACGACCCTTCAGGTTCGGCAAGTTGAAAGTAGTAGAACCATCACCAGAACCAAACGTCGTACCAAGAACAGCAAACAAAGCACTATAGGTCGAACGGCTAACAGCAGAACCATCACAAATCAGCCAGCCAGTAGGCGCAGAACTAGTAGCCCAAATCGTGACCTCACCAATAGGATTCCAAATGCGTGTCTTATAATCAAGGCTAGTGGTGACAGCAGAGTTGTCCACGCCAACCTTAGCCTGAATAGCCTCAATCGCATCATTCGCATTCCCGTGCTGAGAAGCGTGGGAAGGCGAGTTCAGAGTATTAGCACCACTAGGATTACTGAGAGTATCTAAGGTTGTGGGAAAGTTAGTGGACATCTTCTTCTCCGTTC